AAAGAATTACAGATTACGTTAGCCATTAATGAGCTGATCGCGATAAATCAGGATTTACAGGACGCGTCACAGCTTCTTGCTGATGCTACGGCCACGCTGAATGACTCAGAAATCAATCTCCGCAGCGTGCAAAAAGAAAAAAGCGACAAACAGGCGTTATTAATCCCGTTATTATCACAAACCACGCTGGCAAAAGATGAATTACGCTACATTCTGGAAAAAATCGTTTATGAAACGCAAAAGCTGATTAAATTGCAGGATGAAAAATTCGGCATTGAAACCAGGGTAACAGGGATAGAAGGCGAAATTATCAGGCTTCAGGAACTGGAAAATAAAGAGCAAGCCAAATCAGCTAAATTAAAAAAGTTCACGGATACCAGGCCAAAAGAAATTACTGTGGTGGGCTTTGAATCAAATCCTCGTCGCTGTGATCCACCGATATTTATCACTTATACTAATAAATTGAGCAGTGGATTAAATACACTTATTGATAATCCGCCTTGGTGCTGGAATAAATCAGAAAGGATTGTTTATAAGAAAGGTATTGTAACCCCTATTGTAAAAAACAATTTTTTTGCTGGTGAAGATTACTGGATAAGCAAAGGCGGGATGGCTATAAGTTGGTATAAAGATACTATTTATTGGAAGGGAGACTATTTTGTTTTAACAGCAAATAAAATAATTTGCTGTGCCTATAAAAACAAAACCCTTATAACAGTAGAATTCGATTCAGTTAACCATTATTCAATCAATACTTACTTGCATGAAGAAAGTAACTTTACTTTTTCATTAAGCAGTTCACGGATATTTTTTACCGGTGCTGGAACTAATATTAATAATTATGACACCATAGTACAGGCTGCATTTTTAACGGATGCAACCACATTGGTCGCTATAATGTTTTTACAAAACTCATGTAAAAGCGTGTTTAATGTATTCAGATTCGCCGCTGATTATCAAACTGAAAGTAAAGAGGAGGCGTTATCTGGAACAGGGGATTTTTCAGCCAGTTTTTATAATAATGGCACAGAGTTTTTAAACCCGACTGTGATAACAAACACTTATATTGCTTCACAAACAAATAGCCCGACAGTATTTTATATTGATAAAGACATTGTTTATGTAGTCGCAGAGCAAAAGAAATCTGAATCGTATATAAATTATACAGCCAGCTCTGATTATTTAATAGAAAACAGAAATGACATTATAAAAGAAAATAATTCTGTAAAATTATATGAATATAAAGATAGCGTTCTAACAAACATAGTGATGTCATTGTTTGTTACATCAAGTGCAAATGAAACAGCAAGCAGTGGTGCTGGATACTCTCATAATAAAACAGCAAATTATTCAACAAGAGAATTAGTATTTTTTGATAAAACTAAAAATCTAAGTATCTATTTTGATGAAAATACAGTTACTAATAATAATTATTCTGTTGAATTAGATAAGTATATTATTAATATAGCAGGAACATCAAAGTTAACTGTTGAATTTAAAAACAATAAAACAGTTGTTTTTTTAAGAAACATATTAATAAATGTTATACAGCAAGATACTTTTATAATGCTCCCCAATACAATCGGTAATTCTTCTGGATCAGGTCCGTCTAATATCGATATGTATAAAAAATATGATTATGCGTTTGATGGAAAATTATTTATTTTGGCTTTTTATCCTACCGGTGATGATAATGATAATGGGAAAACAATTATTATAGACATTACAAAAACGCAATTAAGTTATAGCATTCTTGATTATCGGGTTGATATTGATTTTGTTTTTGATGAAAATCACGTTAAGGTAGCCAGATTTTTCCCATTATCAGTAACCCAACTGGTAGAAAAATAGCTGTCTGGAAAATAATCATACCTCCAAGTCTTCTGGCTTCAAATTAGTATAGCGTTTCAAGGTTTGCCAGTTTTCATGCAGGCTTATTAACTGCACCTGCTCAATGCGTAAGCCTTTTTCAAACAAGCGGCTGATCGCCTCATGGCGTAAATCATGCCAGTGCAAATCCTCGATACCCAACAGCTTACAGGCATTGGCAAAGTAGGCACTGATGGTACGGGAATTGTAGGGAAAAATATGTTCAGCAACACGCGGTTGTTTTTGGACGATTGTCCATGCTGAATTAGGGTACTTGAACCGCTTGTGATTGCCTGTTTTGTGCGTCGGGTGTTTCAAATCACGCACCATACCTGTTTGCCTGTCCTCGTTATTATCCTGCCAACGCAACCGACAAATCTCGCTATCCCGCCGTGCCGAATAGATGGCAAACCACATTAAGTGTAACATCGGTACTGTGCGCCGTTTATTCCTGCCAAAAAAACGTGATAGCCGCCATAACTCCAATGGAGTAGGGCGACGATCACGCACCTTAGATTTCCCTATCAACTTTTCCCGCTTTAACATTTGCGTGGCTGTGTCAAATACTTCCATACTATAACTATGCCCTTCCACATCACGCATAGTCCTCATGATCGTCCTCAACCAGATTACGTCATTGTGTACCGTCTGTGGCTTGGCTTGTTTATTGCGCTCGATGCAATGCTGAATAATGTGCTTGGCTTCCAGCGCGTAAGCATCCAAGTCAGCCAGCGGATAATTCAGCAAACGCCGAATATCATAATTTTTCGACCTGCCATATTGCCAAGAAAACTGTGTGATGTAGTTGTCAATCAGCGTTTTTATCAGTATGCCTTTAGGTTTTCCGTAGGCTTCGGTTTCCTGTAACTCCAGTTCACGTTTACTTGCCCACGCCTTGGCCAGAGCCTGCCGATCAAATGTTTTATTCTCACTGTGTATAATAGCCCCATTACGCTTCAAGCGAATCTCAGCGCGATAGGCCATCGTGCCGTCTTTGCGTTTGCGTTTAATAATACTCGCCACATTTAGTCCTACACCAATTTTCAAGTAGGATTATAGTAGCACTCACATGGATAAAAAAGCTAATAATAAGCAGGAAATGAGCGACAATAAAACAGAATTGAATGCAATAGGTGCCATGAATAGCAAAGAGAAAGCACTAAAACAAAGGGCTAATGTTTTTAGCATAGCCCCGATGTTGGATTGGATAGATAATAATAAAAATAACTTGTAAAACAGTTTGTTACATTTTTATTATTTGTTGTGTAGGATTTTTAGAGATAATAATGTTTCTTTATAAGGTTTTACTGCTGTTTGCTCAATAAAAAACAGCGCATGATTGCTTCTTGAGGGGTTTTTCCCGTTACAGTGCATTTATTATTTGTTGCTTTCCATTTGATACCATCATTACAAAAAACAACAACGCAATCGATTCTTTCACGTTCCATTATTTCCATGCACTGATTTCCGTTTGTTGTCGGTCTATAATAATATTTGTCTTCTTTCCTTTTTTCTATTTCCAAAACTGCATTATCAAGCTCATGTCGGCTTAAATTCATTATTTCTTGTTCAGTCATTTTTACCGCCTTTATAAGCCTGCTTATTCAAATGCTCCCAGTGCTTCTTTGGCTTTTGTTTAAGCTCAATTGGTTTTTCATCACAACAATAAGCCACTCTAAAAGTATAAGTTGTTTTTGTGTATTGCTCAAAAGGGAATCCGTTAGCCATGCTCATTTTTTACCGCCTTTGGATATTTCATTCGTAATCTATTTGCAGTTAAAAATTCACTATCATGTGTATCAAAACTAGCAAATGTAACTGGAAATAATGTTACTGATGGCGATGGGATATACTCACAATTAATCCATCCTAATTGCTCAAAATAACACTCAACCACATCACCAGCTTTCGCACGATCAAGGTCAAATGGTAGAGCGGCTGATATTTTTCGTCTGTAATTTAACAATGGTTTAAAAGTTAATGGTCTATCGCATTGAAACCAGTCGTTTAAATGAGAACGGTCTTTATATTGCCACTCCCACATCAAATGCGCGTTATCGCCATACTCATTAACATCGTATTCAAATAAGTAGCTCAATGGAATTAATTCAAGATTTGTTATGTCAATATTTTTTAACAGCATGTCATTAGATGTCGGTGTATAACTGCCTTCGCCAAAGTTATACCAGAATATTTCATGCGCTTTATCGCCAAATTCTTCAATTGCCAGCCTTACTTGCTTTTCTATGTAGTTCATAAATCACCATTCATTTTTTTCCATTCTTGGAGTGCAGCTTGGCGTTGTGAGTCGATGTGTTTCGCTAGGTCAGCGGCATGGATCATCCATCCTGCTTTTTGGCTTCCACAGCGGAATACAGGGACTGGCAGTTGGTTTAGGCTTGCCCGCTTTGCCGCTTCTGGAGGGTTTAAGCCAAAGTATTTTTTGCACACTGCATTCAATTCAATGGTGATGGCATTGAATTCAGCAAGCAGTGCGTAAAATGTTGAGGTTTGTAGGCTCATAGCAATCCCTATTTTTATTTTTAATCTTTCATGTAGTCAATGGCTTCGTCTGCGTAAAACATGACACTGGCATTGAATGTTGTTTTTAGTGCGTCTATTATTGGATCATTGGTTAGCATTTCAGCTAGTGCTGGGCTATCTCTTTTTATACCAGCCCATAGTGCTTTGCGTTGCCCTGTTGTTAAGGTTTTTGGATCAAGCAGTGGCCTGTATTTTTTTATTTTTGGTGGGATATATGCTAATACTGTTGATATTGGCATGGTTGTCTGTTTAAATTCTTTCATTTTTTATAAGTTGACCATCTATTCATTCCACCAAGCCATATTAAAACATCGAATTCTTTGTTTATATAAAACTCAAGAATATATAGTGCTTCGTTTAATGATTCAAAGCCATTTACAAAGCCAAAAAAAGAATTTTGAAAATCAAATTTAGATATAGTTCTTAAATCATCACGCATACAGCATATATACCAATTTTTATTAATTGTTTTAATACCTTTCTTTATAAGAGCTGCATTGCGTTTTTGCTCATATTCTGATTCGATATGATTTATTGGCTTTTCTTGTTCCATTTGTGTAATCCAATAGTTATATTCATAGCCTCTAATAAAATATTCTGTTGGTTCTGGCTTTATTTTTATCATTTTAAATTTTCCTCATTTTCATATTTAATGACATAGCCGCACATAATGTGCTGAAAAATATTTGCTTCGCATATTTTAAAGGTTATGTTTTATTGCATACAGGGCAAGGTTTATACACGATAGGCTGTGGTGGTATCTTTGCTCTTTGTTCGTTGCCTCGTATTGCTGCACAGGCTTTGCTGCATACAATCTGCTTGGCAAGCTTGAACAGTTTTATTTCATTGCAAACTGGGCATTCTCTGTACTGTACATTTTTTGATGGCGTTTTCTTTTTATAAATGTGCAGACATTTCACTGAACAGTGATGTTCCTGATAATTCATTAACTGTTTACCACACGCGCAAAATCTCGATGATAGTTTGTATGCGTATGTCACATCACGCGGATCAAGAATATCGTCTTCAGGATCAAGAATATCGTCTTCAGTCGTATGGTTGATTAATTTAATACCTGATGGTGTTATTATTTTCACTCTATCAAGTACGGTGCAGTAATGGGTTATCAAGTTCATGGCATTAGCCTCTGCATCTAAAAGAGAGGATGCAACGGTAGGCGCGGCAGATCATTTTTTGTGCGCGTTCGTAGTTGTTGTAACGTTTGCTCATGGCTGTACTCCTTCCATTGATACGTCTGGATGCTCTAAAAATGCGCCGAAGTGGCGAAAAATATGCGGGCTGATCACGATAACAGTGATGATCGCTGGATCGCCTAAACGCAGGTTATAGGTAATGGTGTTTTTACAGATTCTGGTTGCTTTTATTGTGCTGTCTATCACGATGCCGTCACGTTGTAACGGCTTGCCAGAATAGTTTTTGATGATGTGTAGTGGCATGGTTTAGGCTCTTATTTCCTGTGGTACTAGGCGTGATATTGTTGCTTTTATTTTAAATACTACTAGATCGCCGTCGTTGTGCATGATGGTTACATTTTCTGCTTTGGCAGTTAATACTATTTGTTCATCATCTTCAAAAGCAAAGCTAGTACAATGATCAGCAATAGATTCAATATTGGGAATATCTCCATTTTTTGATGCCATAAATACTATTGATGACTGTTTTCCATCAACAGTATCTATTAACCAAAAGCCTAGTGCGCTTTTTTGTAGTCCTCTTAAGCACTTGACTTCTACATAGGCATTTCTTTTTTTAATTACTGGCATAGTTTTATCCTTATGAAAATACAGCATTAACAGCGACAACTAGCACACAGGTTAGCGCGGCAAAGCCAAGTATAACCAGCGTATCATTAGCTAATAATTTCGCTTCGGTGTTGGTATTGCCGATGTCATCAAAACAATGTGGATCAAATGCCACTTCACGGCGGTGGCGTGCGGGTTTGTTGTACATTTGCACACAGAGTGCGGTCAGAGTTTTATCAGTTAAGGTCATTGTCTTATTCTCGTTTGGTCCAGTATCTTCCAGTTTATTAAGGGCAGTATGGCTAGATTTCTTGGTGTAATAACAAACTGTTGATGTGCTTTAGGTGTGGTTCTTTTTATGCAGGCCAGTGTTAAGGACCTGCTGCGTTTATCGGCGGAAATTTGGGCGGCAGTTTTCATGGTGACTCCTAAAACGGAATATCATTATCAAAAGGCACATCATTGCCAACAGTCGCTGGTGTTTCTGCTGTTTTTCGTTTTGCAGATTTTTTGGGTTTTGCTGGTGTTTCTGTGTTGGTTTCTGTTTCTTGTTTCTTGCCAACCAGATCAACGCTATGAGCAATCAGGTTGATGGATGCTTTAGTGGTGCCGTCGTGGGAAAGGTAGGTGTTGATTGAGCATTCGCCGCTGACAAAGACCGACGTGCCTTTACGCAGGAAGTTTTTTAGCGTCGATTCGGCGACTTTGCCGAACATGGATACACGGACCCAGTCGGTTTTTTTATTGTCACCATAGCCACTGGACATGGCGACACTGAATAACAGCACTGCTGTTCCAGAAAGCGTGTAGCGAACTTCGGCATCCCCACCAAGGTTGCCTGCAAAACTTAGTGAGTTACTCATGATGGGTACCTGCAATGGGTTGGGTTTGTTTAACTGCCAATAATGAATTAATCAGCCTATTGCCTAATTTAGCCGCGTCATCGAGCGTTTTGAATGCTGATAAATAGCGGTAATCGTCATACAGTTTTATCTTTGCGAACGGGAGTAACTCACCATCGGGAGGTACTTCGATGCACAGCTCTACGGACGTGGTAATTAAATTGGTCACGCAATGAATAACCGCGTTATCAAGGTCTATTTCAACCAATGCGCCTTTGATAAGGGCTTTTATGATGTTGTCTGGCATTGTGGTAGCCTGGTTAATTACGCGGTTAAATACAGTGCGGTGGTAACCGCACCGATACAAAGACCTGTCAGTATTGCGCACAGCACAGGCAACTTTTCAAAGGACAGGGTAATTTCATATTGATCGGCTTTTTCATCCACTGGCAGCACACAGTTAGGTGATGGGTGGGCGTTTTTTTGATCAATCATGATCAAGGCGTTGTGTTGGCGTAGGGTTTGTTTCATGGCTTATGTCCTTAATTTTGTGGGCTATAACGTGGCAGGGGTGGCATAGATTGATTAAGTCGTCTATGTCTTCATTGCCGAAACGTTCGTAGGATAAGTGGTGTACTTACAGGCTTTCTATTGATTGGTAGTCATTACATTGCCAACGGTCTTTTGTCAGCCTGGCTAAGCGTTTTGATTTCCATACTTTTGACTTTAGATAACTTAGGTAATAACGGTGGCTTTCTGTCATGACACGTCACCTGCTAAAAATCGGTATCGGTAATTAGTTCATCGTCATACAGCTTCGACGGGTAAAGGCGAATCATGGTAGACAGACGCGTTTCGGTGAAAAAATAAGGTATATCATTCACCGCGTCTTTGAATTGTTTAATAACTGGGTAGTTGACCAATGGGCAACGGTCAGCGATAAAAAGACAGCCGTCGTTGACTGCCATGTAAAGTTCGCTTAATAAGGAGGTAGCAGATATTAAGCCGTCATCATGCAAACAAATCATTTCTTCCAGTTGCATACCGCTCAGGTATTTAGTCAGTAGGTTGTCTAATTCTTGTTGTGCCGATGCTTCGTTTTCGTTTAACTCGTTCATAAATAACAATGCGCTTTCAACTTCATCAAATGCGTTCAGGAATAATTCTTTTATATAGATGCTGCGCAAAAATGGAATAGTCAGGAAAAATTCACGGGTCATGATGATGCAGCCGGCACCATCATCTATATATTCAAAATCCAAATTAGTTATATTTTTTGCGGGCAGTTCTTTGGCAAGACCTATCAGTGCATTTACCCGCTCAATATAGATACCGAACATGCGGCTGATAATGAAGTTGGTGGTGACTACGGTATTAACGCCATTCAGTGGGGTGATAATTCAGTGGGGTGATAAAACACAGCTCGGTGGCTGGTTCTTCTGGATAAATTGAGTCGTTTTGGTTAACTGGTGCGGTTGATGTGATCATGGTCTTAGCCTCGGTGGTGGTTTGTTTTGTGGCGATACGCTTTACTTTTCCTTTGTGCTTATATTAGATACGTTTTGTATCTTTGTAAAGCACAAAATGTATATTTTTAGCAAAAAAAATAGATAAAATAAATTTTAGACAATAAAAAACCCGCTACGGTTGCCCGTGCGGGTTTAATGTATTAGGTTTTATTAATTGAATTCTATTGCTTTTATAAAAATTTTATCTCTAAAAATAAAAAAACAAAGACGTTTTTGATTTTGTGGTGTTGTATATATTACTTCAACGGTCTCAATTTCATCGCCTTTCTCAAAACCAAAGTCGTTTTTTATGACCACTTTACGCTGTGGTTCACCGATGTTATTTATTGTATTTCCTTTTGGTTGCAAATAACTTTCTATAGCGAACAAGTAATCACGTTTATTAAGCGGTGGTTTGATATTTTGATAAAGTTTTAATAATTGTTGGTTTTTTTCAGCTAATAATTGATTTTGTCTTTCTATTTTGTCTCTCAATTCTTGTTCATAATTATTTTGTTGTTGTTCGTCTTTTTTTTGTTGTTCAATGCGTTGCACGCTTTTTATTCTATTTGTTCGTTTTCCATCGTTGTATTTATCGGTAATTGCCGATGTAATCCAGGCAAGGAACAATGCTATAAACAGAATAAATTTTTTCATGACGGTTCCTTATGTAAAGCACTGTGCAAAATTTGCACAGTGCAAAGTCGTTGGCAGTTGTTATTTTTATACAAGCCATAAACACAAAAACCCGCGACTGCTGCCAGTGCGGGTTTTGTTTACTGATAGTTTTATAGGTTATTAAGCCAATATACCCATTATAGTTTCAGTTGTATTTAGTTTTATCAGCTCATCTTCACGGTTTATTTCGTGCATCACGTCATTGAAAGCGATGTTTCTTAATGGCTCTATTTCATAGGTATCATTTATCCTGGCTTCTTTAATAGCGGCTTCTAGTTCTTCCTCATTAAGTAGATTAAACTTGGGTAGTATTGCTTGATAACGTTTTACATCTGCGTCATTTAATAATGCTTTTTCAGCGGGTTTTATAGTGAGTAGCGCGGCACCTGAGCAGGCTAATAAAGCCGCTCCTGCAAATGATAGCCATTGTGGTAATGCAGTTGATAAAATAGAAAAGGTAGCACTGCCGCCAATAATGGACAGGAATAATCCTATAGACTGAATGCGGCGATAAAAACGGGATTGGCGTTGACAAAGGCGAATCACATAGCGAATTTCACCTTTGAGTTGATCTTTAGTTTTGTCCATAACGCCTCCTATTTGGGCGGATTGGGTGGTTTTGGTACAGGAATTCGTTTAGGCGGAACATGTGCTTTAACGGTTGTCATTATTGTCTCTTATTTTTATAGTAAGCAAGCAAATTATTTATATAAACCCTGAACACAAAATACTTATTAGGGTTTCCCATGCTGAGTTTTTAGTAGGCTTGATTTAACGGCGTTTTATATATACCTTTTTACCACTGCTTGGTGATATGGTGTAATGACCATTACGCGGACCTATGTGAATTTCTCTGCTATTAGAGTAGGTTTCTCTATTTGTATCACGCTCACTGTCATATAAAACAGTGCCTGGTTTATAGCGCGTTTTATTTTTGTGTGGTTGGCAGTTGTCGCGTTCTGTTTTGTCTTTGGCTTTAGCCGCTTGGACGGTTTGCCATTGCATGTTATAGGGAGCATCGGCACCACCACACGCTAATGGATTAATATGGTCTATAACATATCCAGGGCATGATCCTGAACGCCTTACCCCATTTGGACATGGGTTTGATTGTTTAAAATCATTTTTCGCGGCGGAACTCCTTTTTATCCGTCCGTCTGCATCCCGCTCAATTCCTGCTGAATTATGTTTGTATGGTGATGGTATTGGGTCTTCGGTTAATAATTCATCTTCATTTTCTATTGGTGTACTGTTTTCTATCGGTGGATTATTAAGCAGGAATTGTTCTTCGCCAGAGAGGATACCATCATTATTTATATCGCCTGCTATGTCTGATGCCAGTGTTAATTTTGTTAATAATATTAGCGTTAGAATAATGATTTTTTTCATGATAATTTCTTCGTATGTGCAGTTGTTAAGTAATCCTTAACAACTGAATATTCTTGTTTTTTACACAAGCCATGAACACCAAAACACACGTCCTAGCACCTTGATATTTTTTGCCGCGTCATGGGTGTACATTTCATCGGGATAATCTTCGTTATAGCTTCTTAGTCTGATACCGTCACCTACCAAGCGGTAAAGCATCTTTACTCTGAGTTCGCCTTGGTGGTCTATCGCGTACATATCGCCGTTTTTTATAGCGGTTGCGTTTGTATCAATACCAACAACACATTTATCAGGTAGCACAGGTTCCATGCTGTTACCCGATACGGTGACACAGGCGGCATGTTTTGCGTCAATGCCTTTCCTTTTCAGTGTTGATTTTGAAAAACGCAGCTTGCAACCATGATTTTCTATCACTTCATGCCGTCCTGTGCCTGCTGAAAGCTCTACTTCTCTAAAAAACGGTAACTCTACCTCGTCATCACGCAATGGCGTTGTGCTATCCCATACATCAAAACTATTAATATCATAAGTTTTATGTCGTTCTTTTATATGATTAGTTTCTTTTTGCTCACTATTCCCAGTGACTAACCAGTCTAAAGAACAGTCTAATTTTTTAGCAAGTACAGCTAATTGTTCAGCATTTGGTTCACGTCTTCCTGTTAAATAATGCCCTACTGCGCCGCGTGTTTTCACGCCTAAATATACGATAAGGTCATCCTGAGTGATGCCCTTATCTTTCATTATTTTTTTTGCTCTATCAAACCATTTCATAATTAGATGATACCGATTGTATATAAATAAACAATGACACATTTTGTAGCTATTGCTTGCTTTTTATAGATACGATATGTATCATCATGCAAAAAGGAGTAATAAATGACTTTCAACAGCTATATAAATTCATTTCCACAAAAAGAGCGAACCTCTGTGATGGCAGATATTGCCAAATCAGTAGGTGTATCTAATTCATGTGTAAAACACTGGCGGAATGGAACTAGAAAACCATCAATCAAAGTTTTACCAGCATTAATTGAGCTAACAGGTCTATCAATAGAGCAGCTGCGTTCTGACAGTTTTAAACCAATTCAGCCTACCTCTGAAGCCACTGACTAACACGGATGTTGGTATTTTTTTCAGTATAGGTATTTTTACCACTCACCACAGTCATTCACTGCTTAGCTGTGAATGCTGTCAGCTACTTAATGAGGTATCACAATGAACGATATTGAATTAACCATTACCGAACAAGGTAAACAGCTGTTAACACCGCGCGAATGTCAGGTTTTATTGGCGGATGCAGAAGGCAAAACCGACAAAATGATGGCCCGTGAATTGGGTATCAGTCCAAGTGCAATTTGTGCTTATAACGAACGTATTTACCGCAAATTACAGCTGCACAATGCCTCTATTAATTTGCGTGCGGCGGCATTGGTTAGGGCGATTGCTTATGGCGTGATGACAGTCTCTGTCAAGGCGGCCAGTTATGAAGTTCATTAAAGAAGTGCTAACCGCCATCGGGCTAACCATTACATGGGGGCTGTATGTCGTCGTGGATTGGCTGTTGGCTTATTTAAACAAAGTATTCAGAGGTGTGTGATGAAAGCAGTTTTATTTTGGATTATTGCGTTGGGTGCAATTGGTTTTTTCGGGTTGTGTATCGCAGTTGAATCTACCTGGAAATGGTTTTTCCCTGTAGTTGATGACAACGATAATTTTTCGGATTGGGGCGTGTGATGACTAACAATAAAATAATAATAGGCTTCGCAGGTAAGAAGCAATCAGGAAAAAGTACGGCGGCCGCTGAGTTGGTTAAATCAGGATTTACGCGCGTGTCGTTTGCGGATGGCATTAAAGATATGGCTTCTTTGTTGTTGCTGCAATGTGGTTATACCAAACAGGAAGTGTTTGAAATCATGACCGGCGATAAAGAGCTAGTGATTGCTGAAATCGGTAAATCCTTGCGGGAAATTTTGCAAACGTTGGGTACTGAATGGGGCCGTGAGCTGATTCATTCTGATTTATGGGTGATTGTCATGCGCAACAGACTTGGCATGATGGCGGATCGTTATCTGGTATTTGATGATGTGCGGTTTGAGAATGAGGCGGCGATGATTCGCGACATGGGCGGGTTAATCGTACATGTTGACCGTTTATGTGAAGATGTTGATGCTCATGCTAGCGAGGTAGGCATTAACAATGCGGATGGTGATGAGTTTATTGATAATGACGGATCACTGGAAGACTTTATCATGGATGTTAATCTGGTTGTTGCACAGTGGATAGGGATATGAACGCCGTGTCTAGTTCTACTAAAGTAGGGTTTGCGCAATGGCTTGTTGATAATAAATTCGATGATCCTGAGCATTCCTATAATTATTTTTTTGACTCGATATGTTCAGCGGCGAGTGTGGTTGGTATTAATTTGTTAATTAATGATATTAACCCTAATTTTTCTCGAAAATACAGCAATAATGGCAATCGATTTTGCTTTAAAACTGTAAAAGGCACACCCGAAGGATCAGTAGTCGCTTTTGTTAATATTCAGGAAAAAGAATTCGGTAAAGGTGATAGCCGTATTGTTGTTAAATTTCCTTATTTCCGTTTTTATACTAATAAAGGTGGGGGATTTTATGAGAGTTTCTCAGTATATAGTGCTGTTTGGGATTTATATAAATCAAACACCTCGATTGATGATTATGTTAAGCCTAAATTTGTTCAGATAAATCCTAAAAAAGCTGCGGCAGACGATTTGAAATTGGCTCTGTGGAGTGAAAGTCAAATTGAATTGTGGGGCGATGATTATGCCAATGGTTCTGATTATCTGGCCGGATCACTGTATTTAAAAGCCAAGTTTGCTGATTTAGTAAGTGATGCGGCGGTGGTTGCCACGGCTGCTGGCGTTAAGCATGGGCATGATAAAAAAGGGGATTTTTTAATACTTCGTATGTCGCATAAAAACGGCAAAGTGGCGGGGTATCAAAAAATTTATGATGTGGCGATTGATGACACCGGCCGTAATAAAGATTATCGATTTTTACCGGATGCTAAAAAAGGCTCATTTATTCGCCTGGGTGTGGCTAACAAACTTGATGATTATGTGTTTGTCACGGAAGGCTTTGCTACTGGCTTAAGTGTCTATCTTGCTACGGGTAAAGCCGTGTTTGTTGCTGGCGATGCGCAAAACTTGGCACCTGTTTTACAGGCGGTGCAGGCGATGGGCTTTAAGCGTCCTGTCATTGCCGCTGATAATGATACGGGTGGCAAAGGCAATACAGGTCTGTTTGCGGCATTGAAAGCAGCAAAGGCGCATACCGCGCGGATATTTGTGGCTGATTTAGATGGTGTAAAAGCGGATTTTAACGATGTGATGTTGGCAAAGGGTTTACCTGAGCTTAAAAAGCAGCTTGTTTTTAGAAAAAACCCGTTTGAGATTGTGCCAGAGCGCAATGCGTTTGATGGTGCAGTACAGTTGCTTAAGCTTTGTCAGTTGAATGTGATTAAAAAGCACATCTGGTTTTGCTGTGCGACAGCGGTATCGAATCAGTTTTTATTAGGTTTGGATGACGCGGCGGCACAGGTGAGTGATGTATTGGCACAACGTGGTGTTGATGTCGATGTGGCGCAGGTTGATAGCGTGATGAAAAAGGCGTTGTTTTATGCGCTGAAACGTTGCAAAGCAAAAAACAAAGCCAGTTTTGCAGGATTTAATGCCGTTATTGATACGACGGGTCGTAATAATGCCTCGATTGCGGTTGATATTTTGGCTAACAAGGGTATCTGGCTGGATGACAGGCCAATGGGGACAGGTAAGACTGAACTCATGGGGGCTGTGTTGGCGTTGGCTATTCAGCGCGGTCTGTTTGCCTCGTATATTTGTCATCGTCAGTCATTGGTTGCCAATTCCAGTGAGCGTATCCGCGCGGTCAGTTATAAAAACATTGCCAATCGCAAAGAAATGGAAGGCGAAGATACAGTCGCGGTGTGTATCAATTCCATTATCAATCCGCGTTTTTCTTCGCACGTCACGCAATTTTCCAACGTTATTTTTATTGATGAAATTCGGCAAACGCTTGAACACGTTGCCATTGGTTCTATTTCTTCCAGTGAGCGCAAAGCCGTTTATGACGCGCTGATTCTGGCGATAAAGACTGCTGACTATGTGCTGGGCAGTGATGCTGACCTTAATCAACTGACGGTCGATTGGCTTAAACATAATTTCCCTGATAAAGCGTTTTATGGGCTGTCATGTGCAGCGGTTAATCCTGAGCCTGTCATCGAGTATGGGCATTATGTGCCTGCATTCAATGCCGCCGTTAAAAGCGCATTATCTGGCGTGCCTACGCTGATTCAATCCGATAGCATCAAAGCAAGCAAGGCTATCTTTCAAGCGGTCAATAGACCCCATCTTAAAGTTCTGCTGGTCAATTCTGAAAATAAAGCCGATGAAAATCAGGCGAAGTTTTTGCGCAATCCGAATAATGAGATCGTTAATTATGACGTAGTGATTCATAGCCCTGTTATCGGCTCTGGCGTGTCTATTACTTGTGACCATATCAAAGCTCACTATGCGCTGTTTCGTGGCGTGTTGGCTGAAAATGAAGTATTGCAAATGATTGGTCGTAACCGTAATAGCGCAAAGATTGTCTGTGGGTTTAATGATAAGCACACGAAAAACCGATGCAATTCTGCCAAAACGTTACTCGATGGTGAGGTGATTGCACGGGCGCGGGTGGTTGATGGTGAGCCGATTATTGAAGCAATCGACCGTTTGCGCATGAAGATTATCTCCCGACATAACGACTCGCTGAATGATATAGCGGTGCAGTCGTTGTTATTGATGCGTTTGAAAGGGTATGAAATGCGCCGTTTTGAGGGTGATGAATCGAATGAAACATTATCGATTGCTCGTAAATCAGCGCGTGCGGTGCATTGTGAGGGGGTGTTATCTGCCACCGATATATCAGCAATGGATGCTTATAAACTGGAAAAGGCTGAAAGCGTAACGCAGGAAGATAGCTATAAATTAGAAAAATACAGTGTTCAGTATGAGTTTGGCTTGCCCAGCACGAATGAGGGCAAAAACACCATGACAGAAGATGACGTGGTGTTCTTTGATAGCGGTCGTGCGGTAAAGACTATTCATAACCGTGAGATTGCCGAAGCTGAATTATGGCAACGGGAAGCGATAGACGATAAGTCGAAAGGCTTTAAGTCGGTGGCGAAAGGGTTTCATATTGATGTGTTAATGATGATGCTGACTGATCGGACTGTTGATCAGTATCACGCGGTTGTTGTGTGTGAGTATTTGCAAAAAAACCACGCTGAAATTGCGGCGTTGGGGTTAGGTAATTACGCCAAGCTATCAAAGTACCCAGTGCGGGCTGTTAATCAGTTCCTTGAGCATTTCGGGTATGCGCTTGTTGGGCATAAATTAAGTAAAGGCGTGCGCAAAGGTGACAGGGTTTATACGCTGAAAACAAATGAACGGATTGATGTGATAGTTAGGCGTAGAACTATTCAGAATCTGTATAAATCAGTGTGTGAAAAAGTGGCAGATGCGGCTTAAATATAATAATTAAGTAAAGCGGTGAGTGTGATGGCGAGTGCGGAATTGATTGGAAGAATGGGTGCAGGTGTTATGCGGTTTGATTCAGTACGCACTAGCAAAGCGGTTGATTCATTGAGCAAAGCAGAACTGGCAGGCGTGCTGGCAAAGCTGTCACCTGCTGAAATGAATATTGCGCTGGCAAAATATGGTGATGACGGGTTATCGCGTGATCGGTTATGTGTGAATGTCCAAGCATGGGTATGTGAGTTGGCAGTGCGTGAGGGGTGGAAACCTCGCAATCGTGATGTGTTAATAGCTATGGCATTGCTGGCTATTCATGAGGTCGTTGATGGTGGGCTATGTGATAAATGTCATGGTACTGGTATGGCCAGCATGATACGGCTATGCAAGTCATGTAATGGTATCGGACACAGGTCTATAAGTGGTCGTGGTAAGGCTGGGCGGATTGGTGTTTTAAATGCGCAATGGTTGTCTGTGTGGAAAACACGCTATGAGTTAGTTTTTGATTATGTAAATGGCCTGGATAGCGCGGTATTAAAGCGATTGCATTTCGCTAAGTTTTAAAAAATTGAATATGATTATTTTTAGTGCTTTACAATAATACCAATATGAGCATATAATTTACCACAATAGAGGTATCGCATAAAAGCCTGTTTTGAGCAATCGAAACGGGCTTTTTTTATGCCTGAAATAAATCAATAAATTAATGTATTCAAAGTGTCTTTTAAAAATAAAAAGGTACTACTGCCAAAAAATAAGCCACACGGGTACAAATGCTCGCATTTATGGCGAAAATTTCCAGTGTCTATAGACTCAACAACAATGATTTAAGTCATTGATTTTAAATATAATAATGATTTTACATTGGTGATTTTTTATGGATAAAAAAATAGCTGATATTGGAAGTTGGCGTAATTACTCGCTAAATAAAATATCACAATTAGCTGGTGTATCTCGTGAAACGGTGCAACGTCGTTTGAATGATGCCGGTGTGACAGCAGCAGAAGTGCGGGATGGTTTCCCTGTGTTTGATATTTGGGAGGCCGCGCGGGCAATATTATTGCCAACGGCTGTTAATCTTGATTATTCCGATCCGGAAAAATTACCCGCAAAAGAACGAAAAGACTGGTACGAAGGTACCAAGGCAAAAATAGCCGTTGAAAAAGAACAAGGCGAATTACTCAACTACGCGGATGTAAAACAAACCGTCGCTGAAATTATCAAGCCTGGCTTGCAGCTTCTTGATTCAATACCCGACAATTTAGAACGCGATTATAACCTGTCACCAAAGATAATCGCCGATATAGAAAAACGCTTTGATACCTTACGTCACCAATGGGCTGACGAACTTGAAAAACTATGAGAAAAGGTAGCGAACTCGCACATGACATAGCAGACCTAATTAGGCCAGGCGAAAAAATAACTCCTGCTGAAGCCGCTAAAAAATATCTCAAAGTAAAATCAAAATCAGGCGGTGCTGAAGACTGGAATGCAGAGCTAACACCCTACATCGTTGAACCTCTTAACTGCTTGGCCAGTCGAGACTATGATGCAGTCATCTTTATCAGTTCAGCGCAATCCGGCAAGACAGCAGGATTAGTCTTAGGCGGCATGGCCTACAGCATCAAAAGCAGTAAATCTGATTTTATGGTTGTGCAAACGACAAAAGACACCGCTGGACAATTTGAGCGTAAAGAACTCGGCTGGACCATACGCAACAGTCCAGAATTAAAAAAGCAAATGGCCGCTGGCAGCCGTGCTGATAATACTTTTGTCAAAGAATTTAAAAACGGCCAACTGATGTTTATCTCATGGCCAACAGTAAACCAACTATCCGGAAAAGCCTTACAGTTCATTTGTATGACCGATTACGATCGCATGGATGCAATCGACGGCGAAGGCTCAATATTCAAGCTCAGCCAAAAACGAACCACGACCTTTTTAAGCAAGGGAATGTCGTTGGCAGAAACAAGTCCCAGTGGAAAAATAACCGATCCAACTTGGCGGCCAACGCTGGAAAGTCCACACGAAGCACCACCCTGTGAATCGCAGGGGTTAAGCCTCTACAATATGGGGGATAGACGGCGGTTTTATGTGCAATGTCCAGAATGTGGCGAGCATTACCTGCCTCCAATCGATCACAGCGGCTTGGATTTTCCAATCGACAAAGATTTATTCGGTGTCACTATTGCCAAACTGACGCGCAAACCTAAATTTGTATGCACGGCTAACGGTTGCCTAATCGACATCAAACACAAAAAGGATATGATCGCCAGCGGCAAGTGGCTGAAAGAAGGGGAGGTCATCATTGATGGCAACATCATTGGTAAACCCGTTGAACACCAAACGCATTTAAGTGAAGATGAAATAGTCAGCTCAAGCCGTATCGCTTCATTCTGGTTACCTGGAATCTTCGCCGCCTATTCCAACGCGGAAAAAATGGCACAAGCCTTTTTGGATGGCTTACGCGAATATGATATTACCGGCACTGAAGACACACTACAAGCCGTCCTTAATCTGGATTTTGGATCACCGTATTTATCGCGGCAACGAGTCGCTGAATACAACGCTGGCGATTACGAAAAACGTGCGGAAGAAATACCCGAAAAAACTGTGCCGTTAGGTGTGCGATTTATTATTGCCTCAATCGATGTGCAAACGTGGGGCTTTTCGGTTTTAGTCATTGGCTACGGTGTGCATTATGAACGCTGGCTAATCGACCGTTATGAAATACGGTTATCAGCCCGCATTGAAGATGATCGTTATTTGAATATGAAGCCGTCCGTCTATCTTGAAGACTGGCTAGTTATTCGTGATAAAGTCATGACGGCCATTTATCCGTTGTCTGATGGTTCAGGCAGACACATGAAAGTGTTAGCTGTTGGCAGTGACAGCAACGGCGAAGCAGGCGTGACAGAACGCGCTTATGACTTCTGGCGGGTACTCAGAAAACAACGCCTGAATCAAAACTTTTTCCTACTAAAAGGCGAACGACCAAAGCCTGGCGTTTACAAGCCGAAAGTTAGAAAGTCATACCCAGAAAAGCAAACCGCACGCGATGTTAAAGGCGCAAATGCGAAAAAGGAAATACCGATATGGATAGTCAATACCACCATGGTGAAAGACACTTTATCAAGCGACCTAAAAAAAGACCGTCACGCACCGCGTTATATTCATTTCCCCTCATGGTTGCCGTCATCGGCTTATGAAGAGCTTACTGTTGAATACCGTGATGATGTTCTAGGCTGGATACAGCCACGCGGCAAAAAGAATGAACTGTTTGACCAACTCGGTTATGCCGAAGCGGTACTGGCGGCCAAGCTGATTGAAGACAGAAAAAAAGACTTAGACTGGGATAACCCACCAGCATGGGCTGCAACATGGGATAAAAACTCACAGATAATCGATACAGAACCAAAGCCAATACCAACAAAACCCGATGAACCCATGAAACAAACCGACTTACTCAACATGCCAAAAACAAAACCAGCACAACCAAAAAACCAGCCAACAAATAGTTGGCTAAATCAAACAGGGGATTGGCTATGACAACAGCAAGCGAAATGGTTGCTCTTTATACCAACGCTGAAATCGCGGTTTTGAGCGGTAAAGAATTTATGCTTAATGGTCGTAAAGTCGTTAGAGAGGATTTATCGATGATACGCGCAGGCCGGCAGGAATGGGAGCGTAAAGTACAAGCCGAAAGTAACAAAACTAGTCAAAAATCACGGTTTGCTTATGCCGATTTTAGCGATTTAACCTAAAAATTTATCCATGAATGTACTAGACAAAATCATCGGCATTTTCTCACCTAAAGCCGCTTTTGAACGCAGCCGTTATCGTGCCGTGCAAGCCGCTTATGAAGCCGCTAAGCCAGATAGAACCCGCACAGGTAAAATTGACAATTCCAGTGCAGACCGACTTACGCAAAAAGCGGGTAATGGCTTACACGGTTTTAGCCGCCATTTAGAACAAAACAATGATTTTTGTTACTCGATTTTACTGACAAAAACCAATAACGTCATTGGTGCAAAAGGCATTAACGTTGAACCCATGCCATTACGCACAAACGGCACTATTCACAGTGAGTTTAAAAAAATCCTGCTGACTGGCTGGGAAAAGTGGAGCAATAATCCAGAGGTGACAAAATCATTAAGCTATGCGGATTGTGAGCGGTTAGCTTACTGGACAAAACAGCGCGATGGAGAATGCTTTGTACAGTTTATAGTCGGCGAACTGCCAACGCTACGGCATGGCTGGAAAATTCCGTTTTCAATTGAGCTTATTGAGCGCGATTACCTGCCTGTCTGGAATAGTAGCTTAACCAGCCGTGTACAGCAAAGCATCGAGCGTAACGAATGGGGGCAGGCGATTAACTACCATGTGCTAAAAGACCATCCTGAAGGAATCAGTTATCGCAACAGCTTGGATTATCGCATTATTCCAGCCAGTCGCATGTTGCATTTGAAACGCGTAACACGTTTTAAACAGTCACGCGGCGTGCCATTATTCGCACAAATCATTAAGTCCTTAGAATGGATCGGTAGTTATTTACGAAGTGAAGCCATTGCCGCGTTAACAGCATCCATGTTTGCCGTCGTTATCAAAAAAGGCAATCCAGATGCTTATGATAGCGAGACCGACAGCAATGGCAAGCGCATGATGGGACTAGACTCAGGTACTGTTATTGACGATTTATTACCTGGTGAATCACTCGATGTAGTCAGCTCAAACCGTCCCAATTCAGCCAGCACGCCCTTTGTCGATTTAGTAACTAAGTTTATGTGCGGTGCGGTTGGCGTGAATTGGTCGAATGTCACTAACAATTATGATGGCACTTATATCAGCAAACGCGCTGAGCGGATTGACAGCCAAAAGAATTATGAAGCGGATGCCCACGAATTCATTAAGGAAATGACTAAGCCCATTTATGAAAAGCATATTGAAATGGGTATCTTGGCAGGCGTTTACAAAATACCGAAAGATTTGGATTTAGACACGCTTTTCGATGCGGGTTATTTTTCACCGGCCATGCCAGAACTTGACCCAAACAAAGACAGCAACGCCAGCGAAACCTATATTGCCAACGGTATAAAATCCACACCGCAAATTATTCGCGAAAAAGGCGGTAATCCAGATCAGGTGCTGGAACAGGAAGCCGAATGGCAGGCCAAGGTTAAGAAAAAACAAATGTGGTTTACCACCTTTCAAAAAGAACCGACAGATAATACAAACCAAGCCGCGTAAAGCGGTTTTTTTATGCCAGTGAGAAACACATGAGTATTAAACATACCATCAAAGCCTTAGCCAATAACCCGACGGTTACTGAATTATTGATTTACGGCGATATTGGCGAAGATTTTTGGGCAGAAGAATCAAACGATGCAAAAAGCATTGTCGCTAAGCTCGATGCAATCAGCACGCCAGACATTCATATTCGCATTAATAGCAATGGTGGCAGTGTTGTTGATGCAATTGCTATTTATAACGCAGCGAAACGTCATGCAGCAACCATCACCGTATTCATTGATGGTGTAGCATTTTCAGCCGCGTCTTTAATAGCAATGGCTGGTGATACCGTCATTATGGCCGCCAATGCGTTATTTATGATTCATGCACCATCAACAATTAGCAGAGGAAATGCTGAGCAATTCCGCATTGATGCGGATACCCTTGATAAATATGCGGACGCAATGGCGCATAGTTACATGGAAAAAACAGGAAAATCCAAAGATGAGATTGATGCGTTATTAAAAGATGGTTTAGATCATTACTTTACCGCCGAAGAAGCCAAGGCAGAAGGCTTTATTGATGCGATCAATGAAGCAGCCAGCATTCAAATTGCCGCCATCGCCACCCGTTTTAAACCACCGCAAGCGTGGCTTGCACAAAATCAACTACAAGGAAATACTCCCATGCCCACAGAACAAAAACCTAATTCAGAAACCACACCCACACCACAAGCTGTGATTGATGACTCAATCACAGCGAAAGCTAAAGAAACCGAACGACAAACCAGCATTAAAGCGATTTATGCGCATGTGCCTGTTGACCGCACTGATATTCATGCGCTATTACCGACCATGTTAATTGATGCCAGCATCACCGAAGAAAAAGCCCGTGAACAAATTCTGGCGAAAATCGGCGAAAACCAGCAACCAGTAGGTAAATCACATCATATTCAAATGGGTGCTGATGAAACCGATACTTTTAAAATGCTGGTTACTGCGTCTTTATCAGCCCGTGCCGGTATTGAAAAAGATAGCGAAAAAAGTCGTATTTTACGCGGTTCAAGTTTATTAATGCTGGCTGAAAAGTCGTTGAATATCCAGGGCATTAATACGCACTCTATGAGCAAACAGCAAATGGTATCCGCCGCTTTTACCCATTCATCCAGTGACTTTGGTAATTTGTTAGCCAATGTTGCCGAAAAAGCAATGATGAAAGGCTATGATGAAGCACAGGAAACTTTCCAACTGTGGACAACAGCTGGATCAGCAGGGGATTTTAAGCCAGTTAGCCGCGTTGATTTGAATACTTTTCCATCGTTGGATAATGTGAGCGAAGGTGCTGAATATAAATATGGAACGATCGGGGATCGTGGGGAAACTGTCCAGCTTGCTACTTATGGCAAATTATTCAGTATTACCCGCGAAGCAATCATCAACGATGATTTAAACGCATTCACTAAAATCCCGATGAAAATGGGCAGAGCGGCCATTCGTACTATTGGCGATTTGGTTTATGCGGTGTTAACAGCAAATGCAGCAATGGCTGACGGTGTGGCATTATTCCATAGCACTCATAAAAACCTATTAACATCGGCTGTAATGTCAACTGCATCAATCGATGCAATGGCAGTGGCAATGGGTTTACAAACTGATGGCGGTGCTAATGCCAAAGGTTTAAACATTCCATTGTCTTACATTATTTGTCCGTTAGCGTTGCGCGGTTTGGCTAACACCATCCGCACCTCACAGTATCGTGTCGGTGATGCGGATACAAAAATGGCTAATACAGCCCCCAATGTTGTACAAAACACTTTTGAAGTCATTGCCGATGCCAGACTGGATGCGGCAAGCTCGACTAATTGGTACGGTGCGGCAAATCCAGGCCAATTCGATACGGTCGAAGTCACTTATTTAGACGGCATTCAAACCCCCTACCTTGAACAGCAAGATGGTTTTACTACCGATGGGGCAGTTTTCAAAGTGCGTATGGATGCCGGTGTCAAGGCGTTGGACTTCAGAACGTTAGCTAAAAACCCTAATTAATCACAGCGTGATTTAATCATTCATAAACAATAGAGATAAAACAATGGCTAAAAATTATATTCAAGACGGCGAAGTCCTATCATGGCTGAATAGTACCGGCGCGGCAATTGCCAGCGAAGTACCCGTTGCCTTTGGCATTTGGTGTATGGCAATCGCACTGGTTGATATTGCCATTTCTGCGTCAGGTGCAGTGGCAGTCGAAGGCGTTTGGCAATTAACCAAATACGGCGCGGTATCAGGTGCGGCAATCGCACAAGGCGCGGGTGTTTGGTGGGATGCCACAAACGGCTATGTTGTCAATGCACCGGCAAAAAATACTTATTTTTTAGGTTTTGCCAGCGAAGCCGCTTTAACAGCGGCAACTACCGTCAACGTCATACTGGAAGAATTTTCAGCAGAAGGGACACGGGTATTAACACTCGCGGCAACAGGTACAGAGACGCTTGGTGTCGGTGATTTTGTAGGTGGTGACCTGGTAGTTTTTGTTCCCAATACAGCGGCAAAAACTATTAATTTACCTCCTGTCGCAAATATTCCAATCAGCAGAAAGCTCACCGTGCGGAAAACCAGTGCGGATGTAGCGGCTATCACATTAGACCCAAACGCCTCAGAGCTTATCGCAGGCGGTGCTACTCATGCCGCATTGGATGCCAATAATGATTGGGCATGTTTTATTAATACCGGCACAGCCTGGGCATTAGTTAATTCAACGATCGCCTAACCAATACCAAGCCGCTGTCATTGATAGCGGCTTGGTTATTAATAGAGGTAACTAAATGACAAAGACAGACATTATTTTTTATTTAATCGCGTTCAGCGGCGTGTATTGCCACTGGTTTAAAAAATATGCCCGTGACCAATTATCATGCAGTTTTGCCCGTTATTTAATCGTTGAACCGAAAAACACCTTTGTCACTTTAATTACTTTACTGGTTGCGATGTTCACGATGCAAGGGTCAGGCATACTTTTAGAATTGACGAGGGAAAATATCAGTCTGGTATTTATGGCGGGTTGGACGGCGGATAGTGCCTTGAACAAGGGGGAGTGATGCCAGAGCCACACGAGCGGCGAGCATTAAGTATCAGCACTGAACAGCTTAATTTACTGGCTGAACAAATCGCTGAAAAAGTATCCGAAAAAGCGGCGGTAAAAGCCGTCAATTTAATCAAGGATGGCATTTATCAGGAAGCAGGTAAAACTCTGTTATCCAAACTACTCCAGTTAATGGGCGTTGCATTACTCGGAATTATGTATTGGCTGAATAAAAACGGCTATATCCAAATTTATTAACGTAGGTAAAAAAATGAGCGGCACATCAAATGCAGAACAAAACAAATATCTCGACGCCACTTTGCGCGGGCAAACTTATACCGCATTAACCAATGTCTATGTGGCATTATTAAAATGCACTAAAGGCACGGTTGCGCGGTCAACAGCGTATTCATTGAATGATACGGTTTGCTTTGTAACACCCGATGGCTTTAACCATCTTTACAAGGTAACAACGGCAGGCACAACGGCAGCAGGTGCGCCCTCCTATTTAGGCGTTGCTGATGAAGCGATTACCGATGGAACGGCAGTTTTAACCGAGCAAGCGGCTGCGCTTGAAGCTAATACCTCTATGAATGAGGTGTCTGGCGGTGCGTATGGTCGGGTAACGGTAGCGTGTTCATTATCTGCCTGGGCAGGAACACAAGGTGCGGGTACAACTACAGCATCAAGCGGAACAAACGCAACCACATCCAATAATGCGGCAATCACCTGGACACAGGCAACCGCAAACTGGACAACTGATCCTGAAAAAATCTGGGGTTTTGCTTTGTATGATGCGTCAACGGCAGGAAATTTAGTTAGATACGGCGGCTTTACTGTTGCACAGTCCGTATTAAACACCAACACATTCTCTATTTTGACTGGTCAATTGACGGTTAAAGTAGATAAGTAACAAAATCTTACAGGCAGTTATTTATTAATATGTTTTAGGAATAATAATGTTAAATAGCACACAAAGAGCAACACTCAGGGCAGATATGGTTGCACTATCACAAGTAGGACAGCCATTACAGACAGCTATTGCTACCGAAGATTTTCAATTTATTGCTAATTATTACAATTCAAGTCCTGTAGCGCAGGTAATGGGGTGGAATACAGAAACGCACACCAACGCAATTATTGACGCTATCACATGGACATCTTACACACCAACGGATGCAACCGACGGCACAGCAATTCAGACTAATCGTGCGCTTGTTATTGGTATCAAACAGTTCAACCTGCAAAATATAATCAATGGCAGATCAACTATTGACGCATCAAAAGCAGGCATAAGAGCAGGCTTAAGAGATGCTGTTATAGCGATACCATCTGGCACGGGAGGAGCTAATCTTAGTGCAGGTGGTACTGGCGGCGTTAATGTTTTGAATGCTTGTACTCGTGTTTCGTCACGGCTTGAGATTATGTTCGCCAGCGCACCTGTAGCAACAGGACCAGTGTCAGCAGTTAATTACACTGTGCAAGGCGCAATCGGGCAACAAGAAATATCAGACGTTTGGGGAGGTTTATTACCATGACTACTGTCAACCAAGCGTATGGGACTTATACAGCTTTAACAGTCACTAATTTACAGTCTTTGGCTATTGATACGGCAGACCCTTACGCTGGTTGGCAATCGGCTAGGGTAAGTAATCTGTCAACACTGGCAATTGATTATGAGATTATTGTTGACTTATCAACAGCCGCAACTGCACCCGCTAATGATAAAGCGGTTTATGTGTACATTGTACCTTGGGTTTCCACCGATGGCGGTACAACTTGGATATGTGGAGGCAACTTTAGCACCACAACATTACCAACAGGTACAGAGGGGACCGCTTCAATAACAGACCCTAACAGTATGTTAGGGCCAGTTGTTATTCCTTATGCCATTACTTCACAACGCATTCAGAAGTGGTTTAAATTGAGTCAATTGTGCGAAGGTGCATTACCGGACGCATTTAGTGTAGTCATTAGAAACAATTGTGGGGCGGCACTTAGCACAGGTTGCGTAGTAGCTTATAGAGCAATCACTTTTACTAACGCATAACTATGTTTCCCGTTGATAACAAGCGGCGATTTCAACCTAAAGCTTATGTAGAGACTATAAGACAAGGCCTTGGAAAAGACCTAATTTTAGCAGTCAACCTGCAAAATGGTATTGTTCGTAATGCGGTAAATGGTGAGGTCCCAACATTAACAGGTATAGCGGCAACACCTTCATCTTCATGCGGTTTAGAAGGTAAGTTATTTGATACTGCCAGTTATAATTTTGTTAGAACAAAGTGTCCAGCGTCTACTGATGACTTCACTATTCTGGTTATCCAGAATTATAAAAGTAATGCAGCCAATAACCAGTCACCAGTATCGTTTAATAATAAATTCTTTCTTTATGCACCACTATCAACCGCTGGGAAAATATATTTTTATAGTGCTGGCACAGAGGGTTCATTATCTGGAAATGGAGCAATAACGGCAGGTAAAAGCCAGACATTAGTAATCAAAAAGGAAGTATCGACACTTGCATCATATGTAAATGGCGTAGCACAAGCACCGACAGGCACATTTGGCGGTATATTCAGTGCCGGAACAACGCGTCTCGGTATTGGTTATGACACAACTGAATATTGTAAGAATGAATTAGATTTAGTCTTAATCTGGAAACGAGCATTAACTGTTTTAGAAATAAAGTCTATCTCAGACAATCCATGGCAGATTTTTAAATCCTATCGTGCTTTTATTCCTTCGCTGCCTGCCAGCGGTCCTATTAGTGTTAATGGTTCAGTATTAAGCGTTCAAAGTCAATTATCTAGTGCTGAAGCCACCGTTTCATCTATTACCGTTAATGGTGTAGCGAAGTCAGAGCAAAGTCAATTAGCAAAAGCCGTTAGTATAGTTTCCGCATTAACTGTTAATAGTGTCGGTTATTCTGCACAGTTACAAAATGCCAGCGCAACAGCCACCATAAGTAATTTAACGGTAAATGGCATTGCCGAAAGCAGTCAGTATCAAAACGCCAAAGCAATTAGCACGGTCTACTCTATACAGGTTTTTGGTGTAGGCAAAAGTTATCAGCAACAAATAGTAGGCGCACCGAGTTCAGTCGCATTCGCGTCAGTCAATGGCATAGGACAAAGCCAACAGGCGCAAAGCACCAGCGCAATCGGAAATATTGACTCTATTGCAGTTAATGGCACAGCAAAATCTGAACAGACACAAAATGCCAGTGCCATCGGTTCGACAACTGCTGTAGGGAGCAACGGCATTGGTGGTAGTTTACAAGCCCAAAGTGCTTATGCTACAGGCTTGGTTAATGTTAATGGCGTTGGTAGCAGCTTACAGCAACAAAGCACACAAGCCGTTCCTAGCGTTGCCTCATTAACCATCAATGGTATTGGGAAATCAGAGCAAACACAAGGCTTAAGCGCGATAGTCTCTATTATCTTTGCAAATGTAAACGGCGTTGGTGAGGCTAAACAAAATCAATTAGCCTATGCAGTAGCATCAAATAGTTTTGCCGCTGTTAATGGCATAGCTCATTCGACACAGGCACAATCAGCTTATGCAGCAGGGTCAATAGCATTATCAGGTGTTGTCGGTGATTCATGCCAGACACAGAGTGCAGGCGCAGTCGGTTCTGTTTCATCCATTACTGTTAATGCGATAGGAAAATCTGAACAGTCACAAAACAGTACAGCAATAGGGTTATCATCGGGAATTATTATCAATGCCCTCGGCATTACGGATCAATTCCAAAATGCCTATGCAGTCGGTACGGTAATAACCGAACAAACCCCTGCTATGCAGTCGGTACTGTAACAACCGAACAAACCCCTGTAATGGGTGGCAGTTCACAAGCACAAAATGTTTATGCCGCTGCCTTGGTTAATATCAATGCTATCGGTGGCAGCTTACAGCAACAAAGCACAAAAATTGTTATCGGTTCACAGATACAAGATGCAACACACCCAAGATATTACGCCATTCAAGCAGAGCAAAGGGGATACATTGTGAAAGCAGAAAACAGAGGCTATGTTATATGAGTGATTTTTGGAATGAATTTGATGTAATAAAACCCATTGGTCTAAAAGACCCTAATGCGATACTTGATTACCCGATAGACTGGAATTCCTGGCTTGCTGGGATCAGCGCAACTTATTCAATCCACGCCGTTTCAAAAACAGGCAGCATCATCATAGATTCTGACTCACATTTAAATGGTGTAGTGACTGTGATAATCAGCGGGGGTACCGTGGGGGAAACAGCCTCATTTACTATTCGTATGACAGCAACAGTCGCCGGCGGTGGTATCCGTGTTGATGATAGGACATTTTATTTAGAAATAGTTGAGCGGTAATTATGGCAAGTTTTTCAGATAACTTTCCCGATGCTGATTTAATCGAAGCACTAGGCGATGATATTATTTATACGCACCGTCAGCAAGCCTACGCCATAAAAGCCATTGTTGATCGCAATGTTGAACGGGTGGGTAATGATGGCTATATTCCTGAACTTCGCACAGAAATCGAGTTCATAAAAGCCGATATTCCTTTTTATCCGTTGCGCGGTGATACCATCAAAGAGAAAGATACCACTTTTACCGTAGATTCTGTTATCGCTAACGATGGTGTTTATATCCGCCTGGCAGTCAGATAATGGCAACGGTTAACATCAATCAAGCACAGCTTGATGAGATTAAGCGGCTATTGGCTTCTATCGGCACACAATCAAAAACAGCACTAAAACGGTCAGTGAGTCGCACGGTCACAGGGGTAAAAACGCAGGTTGCCAAAGAAATAAGTGGCGTAGTAACGTTGAAATCAGCCTATATCAAAAGCTGTATCACTTCTAATTTAGAAGTCGATACTTCATTTGGTGTTTCTGGCAAGATTACCATTAACGCGGGATTTAATCGCGGGCGTGCAAATTACTGGACAGCTTTAAGTCAGTATCAAACCAACAAACTTAAAAAAGGTGTTAGCGTCAAGATTTATAAAAGCGGTGGCGTTACAAAATTCAGGCACTTTTTTATTCTAAATTTAGGTAGTGGGCACAAAGGCATTTATAAACATGACCGTGATGCCAGTGGAAACTATATAAAAACTAGGACAGGGAAAAACAAAATCATTGAATTGGTGGGGACAGCAGTCACTGAAACGTATTTGAATACACCAACGTTAGCACAGCGTGTTGAAACTGATGCTGCAAATCGGTTGATGACTGAACTAAACCGCCAAATCACTTATTTACTATCACAGCAAGCACTCCCATGACCAATACGATTAGAGAACAAATCATTCAGGCTTTCGCAGCCCGCGCTCAAAGTCTAAGCGATTTACCCGTTGAACGCGCATTGCGGTCAATCGGCGAAACCAATGAAAAGTTTATTAGCATTTGGGACGGGGAAGATCAGGCACTTGAAGCGGGTTATGGCATACAGAAAATGCAGTTTCCCATTGTGCTTGAATGTGTTTATAAAGCTGGCCCATTAAATCCCAGTGTTGCAGCCAATGCGCTGATGGGTAATGTTATCAAAACCATTTTTACCGGTAGCCATACATTCAGCAATTTAGCCAGCGCGATGAATTTAGCCAGTGCCGCACCATCCTATCCGATGGATGGCAGCGATTACAGCACGGTATTTGTGACATTTAACATCATTTACACCACGAAAAAAGGCGATCCATTTACACTCGCGCCGTAATACACCTAAAACCAAACACCCGCCGCTGAAAAGCGGTTTTTTTTGCTTACTAAAAAGGAAACAAATCATGCCTTCAGCTCAAGACGCAAAACTAGAATATGAAGCAGGCCAAACGGTTACTGCGATGTCGGAAATTACCGACAGTGGCGATCATAAAAAATACACCACTCTTGCCGATCAATTCAGCGGATCGGCAGGTTATACAGCTGTCATTAAGCCCAATGGCTTAATCACCGGCGGTGCTGTTACTCCTGCGGTTAGCGCAACCAATGATATGGTTGATACCGCCGCTTTGACCTGTTATTTATCTGGCGTAAAAACCACAGTCAATGCAACAACCGATAAAGTTATTACGCGCGGTGCAACATCCAATACGCATATTATCAATTCAATCACTGTAACCAGTGCAGGTGCGATTGCGGTAGTGGCAGGCACTGCTACCACTGCATTTTCAGAAACACGCGGCGCGGCCGGTGGTCCCCCATTTATTCCAGTGGGTAGCATTGAGATAGCGCAGGTTAGATTAACATCAATCACTGCAGGCGTAATTACTGCCAGTCAAATCACACAGGTAGTGGGTTACAGTCAAGAACGCTGGGATTATCCAATTTTTGAAGAGGATAACTTTAACGGTACAGTCAATTTTATTGCTGCATTACCATTGATTCACACAGGTTCATTGCCTAAAAAAGTATTTGCAAGCTATGCAGAGCCTATTTTTGCCGAATTATCTAACGTGACTGATTTTGTGCCACCTGAACAAAGTTACTCATCGTCATCAACTGCTATTTATGGCGGCATTGTCGGTAATAGCTCCAAATCACTGACACAGGGTAGTTTTACAGCGTATTTAAAAAGTGCGGTGTCTGATTCTATTGTTGGACTGGCAGGTAAAAACTTGTTCTTTCGCTTTTATCCAGATAAATACCAGTCAGATTACATTATCTGCCAAGGCATTTTAGGGCTAACACGGACCTTGCCAGCAGCCGATAACATCACAGCCAGTTGTACAATCAGCCCGTTTAAGCCTGCTGTTAACGTGATCGCCTAGTCATGAGCTTCGACGCTAAAGCCTTTACCAAAGCGCGGTTTGAACAACGAACCGCGCTTGTTCCCGTGCCTGAATTAGCCAGCTTTTTCAAAGAAGACGAAACGCCAGAATTTGAAGTACGCGGGCTGGATGGTGCTGAATTTTCACGGTGCAGCGATGCCGCCAAAAAGCGGCAAAACATCGAACTGCTGATTGATAGCGGGGTGTTGACTAAAGATCACATCGAAGAACTTAGGCAATTATTGGGTGATACCAAAGACAAACCCGCCGATATTATTCGGCGGCTGGAAGCGTTGGTGATTGTTTTTCCTGAAATCAGCTTACCAGTATGGGTCAAAGTCTGTGACGTTTACCCGATTACCTTTTTTAACCTATCCAACAAAATATTTGAACTGACAGGGCAGGGCAAAGCAGTGGAAAAGCCGCTGCCTTGTGGCGAGATACCAGCGTCCGATCCGTCCTGACACTGCTAGATATTAAGGGCGGTTATCTTTATGAACACCGCCCTGACATTTTCCCACAAGGCTTTCTAACTGACACAGAGTGCGAACTCTGGGTACTCTATTACCAAGACAAAAGCAAAAAGTAGGTTTTTATGGTTGATGCAACCCGCGTCGTTGAAATCGTTTTTAATGCGATAGATAACAC